ATGAGATTCAGCACCCCATTACGGTATCCTGGTGGTAAAGGTAAATTAACTAACTATCTATCAAAGATCATTATGATCAATGGTTTAGATGGTTGCGAATATGTTGAGCCGTATGCTGGTGGTGCTGGAGTAGCCATTAATTTACTTTTGTCTGGGAAAGCATCACGTATACATTTAAACGATCTTAATAACGCCATTTTTTGTTTTTGGCGGTCAATTCTAGAAGAAACTGATCAGTTTTGCCAATTAATTGAAAAAACCCCTGTGAATATGGATGAATGGTATAAGAATAAAAATATCATTAGTAATCAATGTGATTATTCCTCATTGGAAGTTGGATTCGCTACGTTTTTCCTTAATCGAACAAATCGGTCAGGAATTTTGTTAGGTGGTGTAATTGGTGGTAAGGAACAAAATGGAAAATGGAAAATAGATGCTCGATTTAATAAGGTTGATTTAGTAAACCGTATTAAGGTAATAGCAGACCGTAAATCTGATATTTGTATCTATAACCAAGATGCTAAATCATTCTTGCAAAATACTGTAACTGGATTCCCATTAAAAACATTGCTTTATCTTGACCCTCCATATTATGTTAAAGGAAAGGGCTTGTATCAAAACCATTATAGTCATGATGATCATGTCGAAATTGCTAATATTATAAAATCTAATTCAAAGCATCCATGGATTGTATCTTACGATAATACTGTTGAAATAAACAACATGTACACTGGTCTTAGAAAAATTGAGTACGGTATCAGCTATAGTGCTCAATCTAGGTACCAAGGGCCAGAAGTAATCTTTTTTTGTGATAGCATTTCTATTCCTGATGATATGGATCCTACAAGAGTCAAATTATAGCTATTTTACTCCAATCTTTCCCTCGGTCATCATGGTAGCGATCTGTTTGCTGCTGGGTTTTATGGCCCAGTAGCTTTCTAGTATCGATCCCCTGTTCTTTGTACAGACGTTCAGATAAAGACCGTTGTTCATGGAATGTGGCAGGTGAACCTTTCCCCCAATCAATTCCTGCTAAATCTCTTGCTTTACTGAAATTCATAGTCAAGGTATTGGCTTTAACCTGTGCGCCGCGTTCAGCCTGTGAAGTAGTACGAAAAAAATGTACAAGGTATGGGCTGACAGCATAGTCACGGCAACGGGCTACTACATCGCGCAAACTCCAGTTAATCGCATTGAGGCGCAGAGAAAGCGGGATGGCGATTTTGCTCCCGGTTTTTTCCTGGATGACGTGAAGATGATCATCCCAAATATCGCTAAATTTCATACGTGAGATATCACCTAACCGTTGGCCGGTAACCAGTGCTAACAGCATGGCATTCCCCATATAACGATGACTGGCATCTGCAATATCAAAGATTTTTTGCCACTCTTCAAGATTTAACCGTTGTCGGGTAATTTTTCTTCTGGGTTGTTTGGTTGCCAGTGCAGGATTATAGCCCGGAGGGACTTCCCCATAGTGTTGTGCCTCCTTGAATACATCAATTAGAACGGAGCGGACTACTTGCGCCATCCTCGGTTGCCCGGCAGTGATATACTCGTCAAGCAATTGTGCTATATCCCTTACATCAACTGATGAAATTAATTTCATTCCTGCTCGTTCCCTGAGCAAGGATACTGGTTTGGCTTTCTGTTTATAGGTGTTGAGCTTTATATCGCCACTTTCCAGTCTGTCATCCTGGATTGCTTGATAGCGATCTAACCAGGTTGACGTTGTGATTGCTTTTCCTTTGCTGGTTGCGATCCTGTCACTGATAGCCAGAATCTGCCGGGTTCTTTGCTCAGCCAGGCGTGAATTTGCCTCAGTGGCAATAGCAATGGCTTCAGCTTCGTTTGTGCCTAAAGAATGAAACTTCCCGGTCACTGGATGTTTATATCGCCAATAGACTTTATTTACTTTTCTGCTATAAAGCGGATACAAGTTCGGGACTGAAACATTATTTTTACGTGGTCTGGCTGCCATTACCTAAAATCCTTTGTAGAATAATAGAATCACTTTTCTTTATTACTGGAGTAACTAACTCCCCAACTAACTCTGCATCCTCACGCACTCGCCATAGTCGACCTTGTTTCATTGCCGGTGGACAAAATAAATTCTGCTTAGCATAACGACGTAATGTGGACACACTTGGAGGATTACTCCTAAATTTTTCCGCAGCCCATTCCTCAAGTGTCAGCATTTGAAGCATTTTTGATAACCTCATTTCTTTTGCTACAAAACTATTTCACTAGTTAATTTCGCTGTCTGGATTGTTTATGTATCTTATGCAGCTCTTTAAAGCGTTCCATAAACATCCCGTAGGCATGGCCCGGTGCCAGTGGAATCACGTTGAACATCTCTGTTGCCGGGATACCTTCCAGCACAGGCCAGAAAGAGCCATCATCAAGCCCGAGATCGCGGCGTTCGGTTGCCAGCATGATGAGATCGGCATATTTCACGGGCGTACTCATAACTGGGGGTAACCCGTATTTCTCACGGATTACGGCGTCTATTTTTTCTTCCATTTGTTTATAGTCAGGAAGAAGGCGTTTCAGTGGTGCGGGAATGTCCTGGCAATACGCTTCTGTTGCATCATGCATTAACGCTTCAAAAGCAAATTCCTGCGGCACCAACTGGCTGCAAAGAACCGCATGTTGGGCGACGCTGTAGAAGTGCGAAAGATGACCGGCAAAGCGACAGATATTTGAAAGGGAAACCGCGATATCGTTAATATCGATGTCGTCTTTATTTATCCTGTCATAATAAAAATGCTTCCCGGAAAAAGTTTTAATAAATGACATTTTGTTCTCCACGTATATGCGCTGCACCGCGCTGAATTTTGGTTAAAGAAAACCCTCGCCATCAGGCGATTATTGAGTTAATTACGTTTCCATAAATGCCCCCGCAGGGGCATTTGCAGTAATGAAATCAGGCGGTGAAAGTACCAATAAGGGTTTCTACTTTGCTGTCTTTGAATTTTTCAACAAGCAGATCACGAAATTCGTTAGCCATTTCTTCCTGTACTGCTTCCAGCTGAATAATGCGCAGAACCAGTACAGGGCGATCACCAGTGATAATGCTGAGGCGTAATTTAAACGGACGTTCTTTCAGGCCTTCAAACGGAACGCATTTAAACTCAAATGCTACTGGCATAATGTCTTTGGTTTTCGCTTCGACAGACTCCATCAGAGAGCGTTTGCCGCTGAAGTCATTGTCTTCAAAATCAGCGGTATGGTTTGCTTCAATCGTGATTTTACGGACCGCCGCAGCCGCTTTTGTTGCCTGAATGGCGTCACCATTAGCATCAAAGCCCACAAGGTAGTCGGCCCAGTCTTCAATCCATTCTGCCAGTGACTTCTGGGAGTTACGCTCGCCGTTAACAGACAACAGAGCAGAGAACGGTGCTGTCTTTTTCAGTTTGAGAGTGGCGGTGTTATCTGCGTGACCTGGTTCATCAATAGTACCCAGGTTAAGCACACTGACGGCACGCATATTATCGGCATCGATAAAGCAGCGGGTGCCTTCATCTGCAAGATCTTTAGAATAACGGGTAAAGTCATCGATGCTGGCAGTGGAAAGTGCACCACGGAAACGGAAGCGATTTAAATTAAATTTTTCCAGATCATGAATGCGGAAATTCTCAGGCAATGCCACAGCATCGGCACCAATCTTACTGATAATTTCATTAACACCCTGAGCAGAAATAAGGGCATGGATTTGATTAATTGCGGTTGCGTCTAAGTTCTGAGACATAATAAGTCCTCACTATATAAAGATATTCAGTGATGAGATAAATAATCAGTTAATTAAGAACGATATTAATGACCTGCTGCGCGTAGTTTTCCGTCAGGTTCACCGGCAAGAGTCAGTAATTGTCCCTGGTCTTCCTGCAGAATAGTCAGGCGACCACCGCGATTGACATACATCGGTGTTTCGGTGGTGTCTTCTTCGGAAATTTTCCCGCGGTTAGTCGGGCGAACATATGAGAGTTTGTGTTTGATTTTCACACGGTTCTCATCAAATGGTTCGATTTCCAGGTTGAGCGAGACCTTACCTTTGGTTTTCGTGTTCATCACACCGGAAGCGACTTCACTGAGAACTGCGCCGATTTTGGTTTCAAATACGCCGCCGTCCAGCTCCCCGATAAATGCCTGCACATCAGTACTGCGTTCGCTAGCCATTTTGCTGCTCCCCATCATATCGACCCTGCAAGGTCGGTTGGTTTCTCCACAAAACAGAGAAGAACACCTGCGGTGGCAGCCGCCCGGATGGATTGGGTTATGAGCCCGTCGTCCGGTGATGCTCTTCTCTGTTTTGTAAAAAGAGCGGTACCTGCCGGAAGCAAGTGTACAAACTGGTACCGCCAAAGCAGTGGCTGTTGTGGTGACCGGTGCTGATCTCCGGCTTGCGGTTATTTCAGACTCTCACGGGCGTTTAATTGCCCCGCCGAACAGCTCTTTTCCGCAATAGCTGCAATGTCTTTCGCGCATCAGTCTGCGCATTCACCACAACGCTGAGAGCACTTAGCCAGTTACGGCACCACACTTTGTCGCGGTTCCATAAATGCCCTCATCGTTGCACCCTGGTCTCTTCCCAGGCGTCAAACCGAATCGCCACGCTGGTTAGGCGTCTTATCAGCATCATCATTGACTTGCACATTCCGGCTACCTAGTTTGTTTGCTCGAGCAAGGAGTGGATTGTCCCCTTTAACGTCACCAGACCGCTAACGACGCATGTGCCATACGCCGTGTTACAACCAAATTTTGTTAGTACCTTGTTTGTTTGTCTGGAAAGAAAGATAAAATGAAGTTGCGTATTATGCAAGTGTTTTTGTTGCGAGATATGCAATTTAAAGGGTGATGAAAAGCCACCTTTGGGTGGCTAATTGATGAGGAGGTAAGGGTTAATTGTGTCGCTTAAGGGTTTGTGACTGGCTGATTAAGACCTTTCCAAAGACCATAAACCGGTGTTCATTTTCGCTGGTAATTCCCCATTCACGGTAAATCTGGTTATCAGAAATCACCAGTAGTTTGTCAGGTATCATTTGCAGTCGTTTGACATAAATTTTATCATCAAAACCAAATACATAGATACCATCTCCATCAAACTGATTGATACTGACATCAACGAAGATGAGATCTCCTGGCTCAATGGTTGGACACATACTGTCCCCACGAACGTTGATAACTTTAATGTGATTGGCTGGCCGTCCGCCAAACATCGATACAGCATTATCAGTTCTGTATTCAATGGCATGAATCACATCAATGACATCACCGCCCTGGATAAGGCCATTTCCCGCACTGGCACTGACATCCAGCATTTCAATACGGAATACATCCTTCACCTGCGCAACATCCTCACTAATACTGTTTTTACATACAGTATTACTTTTGACGTCTGAGGTAAAGAGATCAGCAATATCAACACCTAAGCTCCTGGCAATATTACTCAGGGCTTGTTCAGTGAATTGTTTCTGCTTACCTGTTTCCAGGCGTGAGATATTCGCCGCATCCACTCCTATTGCTTCAGCGAGATCGGCGATTTTCATGTTCTTCGCCTGGCGAAGTTGTCTGACTCGGTTTCCTATGTTCATGCGTTTATTACATTTCTTTATTGCGCGTTAAGCAAATCAACTTGCGCAAAATATTTGCGTGAAATAATATGCTTATCACGCAATATGTGGAGGTAATATGCAATCACCATTACGGAATGTGCGTAAGGCGCACGGATTTACTTTGCAGCATGTTGCTGCTGGCGTTCAGGTCAATCCAGCGACGCTGAGTCGTATTGAAAGACTGGAACAAATTCCATCTATCGATCTTGCAGAACGTCTGGCCAATTTTTTTAAGGATGAAATCAGCGAAATGCAGATTCTTTATCGTATTTCAGGGATGCTCGTGCCGAACTGGGTATAACGGCAAAACAAATTGCCGAAGCCACAGGTAAGAAAAATATGGTTTCCCACTGGTTTGGTGCCAGTCAGTGGCAGTTGCCGAATGAGGCTGACTATCGGAAGTTACAGGCACTGTTTTCCCGTATAGCGGCAGAGAAGTTTCAGGAACAACAACTGGAACAACCACACCACCAGCTGGTGGCATCTTATGATTCACTGAATCGTAAATATTCTGAATTGCTGGATGAGTTTAAATCTCTCCGGCGCTATTTCTCCGTATCAGTCTCCGTGCCTTATACCGATGTCTGGATGCATAAACCCGTTCAGTTCTACCCGGGGAAACATCCGTGTGAGAAACCGGCGGATATGCTCAGGCAAATAATCAATGCCAGTAGTCGACCTGGTGATCTGGTTGCTGATTTTTTTATGGGATCCGGTTCCACAATAAAAGCAGCAATGGCGCTGGGGCGTCGGGCCTTAGGTGTTGAGCTTGAGTCAGAGCGGTTTAACCAGACAGTGAAAGAGATAAACGAGCTGGTGGGGAAATAATCTGGTGGCCACGTCAGGTGGCCTTTTTATTTCCATTACACAGCACCCGCATCTGCGAGGTGGGGTTATGAAATCCATGGATAAGTTAACAACGGGTGAGCGGCTGGTCAGTACGGCCAGGACGACGGAAACCACATACCGCTTCACGCAACTGGCGCTGGGGAACTACAGGCTGACTGTCCGGGCAGTAAATGCCCGGGGGCAGCAGGGGGAGCCGGCGTCGGTATCGTTCCGGATTGCCGCACCGGCAGCGCCGTCACAGATTGAGCTGACGCCGGGCTATTTTCAGATAACTGCCACGCCGCATCTTGCGGTTTATGACCCGACGGTGCAGTTTGAGTTCTGGTTCTCGGAAAAGCGGATTGCGGATATCAGGCAGGTTGAAACAAGCGCGCGTTATCTTGGTACGGCGCTGTACTGGATAGCCGCCAGTATCAATATTAAGCCGGGCCATGATTATTATTTTTACGTTCGCAGTGTGAACACAGTCGGCAAATCGACATTCGTGGAGGCCGTCGGTCGGGCGAGCGATGATGCCGAAGGTTACCTGGATTTTTTCAAAGGCCTGATATTGCATCCGCCGTGGCGCTTGAGGATGCGAGCACGACGAAAAAGGGGATAGTACAGCTCAGTAGTGCGACTAACAGCACTTCCGAGTCACTGGCGGCAACACCAAAAGCCGTTAAGGCCGCGTATGACCTGGCTAACGGGAAATACACCGCACAGGATGCAACGACAGCACAGAAAGGGATAATCCAGCTAAGCAGCGCGACCAACAGCACGTCTGAAACGCTGGCGGCAACGCCAAAGGCAGTAAAAGCAGCCAATGACAATGCTGAGAAACGTCTGCAGAAAGATCAGAACGGTGCGGATATCCTTGGCAAAGACACCTTTACGAAAAATATTGGTGCCTGCCGTGCCTTCGGTGGGTCAGTAAGCACAACAACAGGAAACTGGACGACTGCACAGTTTATCGAGTGGCTGGATTCTCAGGGAGCATTTAACCATCCATACTGGATGTGCAAGGGTTCCTGGTCTTATGGCAATAATAAAATCATTACTGATACTGGCTGCGGTAATATTCATCTCGCCGGAGCTGTCATTGAAGTAATGGGGATAAAGTCAGCGATGACGATCCGCATTACCACACCGACCACCTCCACTGGTGGTGGAACAACTAACGCCCAGTTTACCTATATTAATCACGGAACAGATTATTCACCTGGCTGGCGAAGGGACTATAACTCCAGAAATAAGCCAACGGCATCAGAGATCGGGGCGTTACCGTCAGGTGGAACAGCAGTATCATCAGTTAATCTGGCTTCAAAAGGTCGGGTAACCGCGCTGACAGACAATACGCAGGGGGCAACAGGTCTTGAGTTATACGAGGTGTATAACAACGGATATCCAACAGCGTATGGAAATATCATTCACCTGAAAGGGATGACAGCCGTTGGCGAAGGTGAGTTACTCATCGGCTGGAGTGGTACAAGCGGTGCTCATGCTCCGGCATTTATTCGTTCACGACGGGATACGTCCGACGCAAACTGGTCGCCGTGGGCGCAGCTTTACACCTCAGCTCATCCTCCTGCAGAGTTTTATCCAGTCGGTGCACCAATCCCGTGGCCATCAGATACCGTTCCGTCTGGTTATGCCCTGATGCAGGGGCAGACTTTTGACAAATCTGCTTACCCGAAACTCGCAGCCGCTTATCCGTCAGGCGTGATCCCTGATATGCGTGGCTGGACGATTAAGGGCAAACCTGCCAGTGGTCGTGCCGTATTGTCTCAGGAACAGGACGGCATTAAATCGCACACCCACAGCGCCAGCGCATCCAGTACGGATTTGGGGACGAAAACCACATCGTCGTTTGATTACGGCACTAAATCCACGAATAACACCGGGGCGCATACGCACAGTGTGAGCGGTACAGCCGCAAGTGCCGGAAACCATACTCATAATGTCACAGGCGCATCAGCAGTCAGCCAGTGGTCACAAAATGGGTCAGTACATAAGGTAGTGTCTGCGGCCAGTGTGAATACAAGTGCTGCAGGAGCGCACACTCATAGTGTCAGCGGCACAGCCGCATCTGCAGGTGCTCACGCACATACTGTCGGTATTGGTGCTCATACGCACTCTGTTGCGATTGGCTCACATGGACACACCATCACCGTTAACGCTGCTGGTAACGCGGAAAACACCGTCAAAAACATCGCATTTAACTACATTGTGAGGCTTGCATAATGGAATTCAGAATGAGTGAACAACCACGGACCATAAAAATTTATAATCTGCTGGCCGGAACTAATGAATTTATTGGTGAAGGTGACGCATATATTCCGCCTCATACAGGTCTGCCAGCAAACAGTACCTATATTGCACCGCCAGATATTCCGGCTGGCTTCGTGGCTGTTTTCAACAGTGATGAGTCATCGTGGCATCTCGTTGAAGATCATCGGGGTAAAACGGTTTATGACGTGGCTTCCGGCGACGCGTTATTTATTTCTGAACTCGGCTCATTACCGGAAAATGTTACCTGGTTATCGCCGGAAGGGGAGTTTCAGAAGTGGAACGGCACAGCCTGGGTGAAAGATGCAGAAGCAGAAAAACTGTTCCGGATCCGGGAGGCGGAAGAAACAAAAAACAGCCTGATGCAGGTAGCCAGTGAGCATATTGCGCCACTTCAGGATGCTGTAGATCTGGAAATCGCAACGGAGGAAGAAACCTCATTGCTGGAAGCCTGGAAAAAGTATCGGGTGTTGCTGAACCGTGTTGATACATCAACTGCACCTGATATTGAGTGGCCTGCAACCCCTGTTATGGATAATCGTTCCTGTTGTAGCCACAGTCACGTCATATACAAGAACTTGCTGGCCTAA